ATTCCCACGGAACCGTCAACGGATGCCGTAGCGCCAACGGCTGAAACCGAATCGACGGTGTTCGACAGGCCGCCCGAATCCTCGATTCGCGAAGAGCCGAACAGCGCCGATGCAATGTTGAAGATGTCCATTAGTCCGCATCATCCCCGCTCGAAGTCTCCTTTAGGGTTAGCTGCATGGTCATGTCGCTTAGCTTCAACTCGACGTTCTTGACCAGACAATGGCGGACGCCCCGATAGGCTTCTTCGCCGTCGCTGATCACCAACTCGACGGTATCGCCCTCCCAAATCGGGAGGTAGATGGTCGAAAGCTGCCACTCGACATGCTCGATTGAGTCGGCCGCAAGGTATTGGTTCGCCAACTGCTGCGCGCGCGCCGCCGTCGCGGGACTCATTTCCGACAACTCGCGGAAGTCCACGACGTTGTACCCACGGACGGCCCCCGAATGGGGATTGTCGGAAGACACCTGCGCGGAAGCGTTTATCTCCTGCTGGACGCTCTTCCCGTTCTTGGTCGTGTTGTACTTGTAGCAGACGCCGACGATGTTCGGCATTTCCAGATAGTCGGTGGAGCCGGAAAGCCCGTCGATAGCGACGCCGCGCCTGTCCTGTAGGTCGATGCGGTAGACGGGAGCCTTCGACGCCGGGGCAACGTAGCGCGTCATGGTCACGTTGCCGTGTCCGTCCACGTCGATGCGGTTGTTCGCAAGCTTCGCAAGCGCGTACATTATCGCGAGACGGTCTGTCCCCGTCTCCATGACGCGCGCGCCCTTGAACCTGTAGTCAGCCGCACCCGTGAAGTCATACGGCCTGTTTGCCGCGTTCAGGCATTGCGCCGCAGCCTTCGACATCATGGCGTTCTTCGCGATTGCCCACGGTCGAACCAGCTTGTCGGTCGAAAGCCCGAAGAGCATCGATTGCAGCGTAAGGTCATACGCCCATGTCCCGTTCTCGCGCGAACGATCGTCGTTCGTCACTAGGAACGTCCCGAGTTCGTTCGAGTAGTCCCATTCCGGTATCTGGTGGACTATGCGGATGAACGAGCCGCGAACCCAATTCTCACCGATTACCGTAAGCTTTCCTGATGTGCGCGTGTCGGTGTAGTAGCCGCCCGAAAGCGTCACCGAGTCGATGTCCACGCCCTCTAGCACGCCATACGAAGAGTTGAGGTCGGTCGGGTTGACCATTTCGAACACCAGCTTGTCGGTGCGACTCGTGTCCGTCCAGTCGTAGGCGGCCATTAGACCACCACCTGCGTCATGCCAACGCTAACCCTGGTCAGGCCGTTGCGCGTCGTGTACTTGACGTCCGTTATCCCGACGTTGACCATTTCCCCGGTCGGCGCGCGGTAGATCGCGTGATGCGCCTTCATAAGTTCCATAAGCGCTGCCTTGTCGGATTCGGTCAGGCCGTCCTTCAGGACGCCTTCCGCGCTGAACTCGCCGGAGAGCGTGTCGTTGAACTTCACGGACTCCCATTCGCGGCTGTTCAGCAGGAACGTCGAAGAGTTGGCCTTGATTGAACGGCTCGTCTCCATGAAACCGTCCGTCACTTCGAGCAGGAATGAGCCGCCGTCCCAGTTCCAAGCGTGACAGGGCATCTTGTCGGACGTCGGGAACGCGCCGTTGTACACGGTGCCGTCACCGAACGTGACCAGCACGCGCGCGCCGTCCGCGAACGGGTACGGGATGCCCTCGCCGGGCTGCACGTAGAAGACGCTCCCGCCGTAGGCAACCCACGCGCCAGTGACGCCCTCGGGGTGCGACACGTCCAGCAAGCGGCCCGGCGCTTCTGCGAACGTGGGAGCGGTCGCGGACTCTTCGCCGTAGGTGATTTCGAGCGTCGCGCTTCTGGTCGAACCGCCGCTGATGTTCGCGAAAAGGTCGGTACCGCGCGAGTACCGCGCCGTTGCCGTTGCCCCGGCTTCAGGAAGCCCCCCAAGGCTCGATAGGTTCTCCCACGGTATGACCAGGCTACCGGACGCGCCCAACATCTTGTACTCGACGGGGAGCGAGAGCAGTTCCACTCCACCGAGTTCGAGGGAGCGCAGCGTGTAGTAGGCGGGCGTGTAGTCGGTTGACACGTTGACGGCGAATCCCTGCTCGGTCGCTCCGTCGCTGGTGAATATCGCGGACGGGTCCACGATGTTCCGCACGATTCGAGACGCCGACTTGCCGTGCGAAGTGCTGGTCTTGCACCTTAACTCGACTTGGTACTCTATCGCCTTGTACGTCCCGATGTTGAACGAAGCGTCCATGAGGTTCATGTCGAAGCAGTAGTTCCCCCGCATGAACGGGTCGATGTCCTGCCAGACTTCCCACGCTCCCCACGCGCCCCACGTGGACGTTGAAGCGCTCATGCCACGTTTGCGGACGCGCCGCTCGAATGTGCGGCTGGAGTTCGGAACCCACGTGTCGGGACAGCGCCAACCAATCTTCATGTCCGTGACGTCCTGCCCCGCCTGCGTGCCATACGGGTTGTTGTTCAGGCTGCGCGTCCACCCAAGGCCAGCGGGGACGGGATACGAGTTGTTGAGCAGGGCGGACGGCATCAGGACGAACTTCTGCGAGTCGTTGGAGTTGGTGCGGTTAATCTCGATGTTGGCGTTGTTCGTTGTCATGGCGCGGTCAACGTCAAGCATCCATGTCGCGCCGTCAGTCGTTGCGTAGTTGCCCAGCCGCACGATCTGGCATTCGTAGCCGTCGATCGTGGCCGTCTCGCCCGTGTCGATGATGTTCCAATACTGGATTGCGCCCGTGCTGGACGTCCATTGGCGGACGTTGACGCCGTTCGCGGGGGTGTTGCTGCCAAGCGTCATGTAAAGGCCGTTGGCCGCGTTCTGGAGCCGCCAGCGGCTGTTTGCGTCCTGCGTAAGCCGCCATTTCCTATTGTTGCCGTCGTTCCATGACCAAAGCATGACGTTTGACCCCTTGACGGGGGTATATCCCGAACCCGTGACGCACATAGATTCGAGCAGCACGGAACGCAGTTCGTACATTCCCGGTGTAATTGCCATGCTAGCCCCTGTTCATTGCGGAATATCGTCCAAGGTCGGTTACCAGATTCAGAACGTCGGCGCGGATTCTCGCATCGTCGTTAACGCGAAGGTCGTTCAGGTAGACGTTCGTGACCTCGGCCCCAGCGCCATCCGGCATCCTCTGCGCGATCGCGTTCGCGTACTTGTTCAGTGCCGCGCCGTAGGACGGCCAGATGAGTTCCGTCCCCTTCTCGCCGACACCGATAAGGCGCGCGCCGTTGACAAGGCCGCCGTTCGCGTACCAGCTGATGTGCGGAAGCGAAAGCCCAGGGATGCGCGTCCCTTCCCACGACACATGCGGGGTGGGGAAGTGAATTGAGCCAATGGCCGAAGAGATTCGGGAGCCGATGCCAGAGAAGAAGCCGACTATCCTTTGCGGGATGGACTGGACGAACGAAACCATGTTGTTAAAGATGGTTCGGACACTCGTCACCATCCGGTTAAAGTAGCTGGGGATGTTGGCCGCAACGGTCGCGACCATGGTTCCGAACTTCAGGAACGCCTGAATCCACATGCCGACATAGGAGAGCATGTTCGCGAAGATGGGGAGAAGACCAACGACGGCCGAACCGAAGTGGCCCCAGAACTCCATCACGAGCGGTGCGACGGCCGTCGCGAACTCGCCGAAGGCATCGACCACGCCGCCCCACACGAACTGGAGCGTGTTAATCGCTGGTTGAAGGTCGGTCAGGTGGCCCTGGATGCGCTCCATCATGCCTTCGAACGCCGGACCCTCGCCGCTCACGAACTGCATAAGCACGTCGGCAAACGGTCGGACGGCATCTAGCACGGGGCTGAAGTCAATCGACATGACGGTGCTTGCAAGTTCCCTGAACCTGTCCGCAACGTCACCGACGATTGGTGCCACCACGTCAACGCCAAACGACTTGAAGTCGGCCGATAGCGTGTTGATGGTGTTCGCTATGTCCTCGGTCCCTATGGCATCGAGGATGGACGCCCAAACCGCCGACATGCGCGAACTCACGTTGGCAAGCGCCGTCCCGATCGTCTGCGTCGAAACGGAAGCCTGTTCGGAAAGCGAAGCGAACTCGCCTATGCCCTCGGTGTTAAGCGTCTGGATGGTCTGCAAGAAATCGTCCATGGACCTATCGCCCGTGCGAAGGGCTTCGCCCATGTCATCGACGGACATCCCCCATGACTCGGCAACCATCTTCAGGGCCGGACCCATGGTCATGGTCATAGTGCGCCATTCCATCATGTCGGGCTTGCCCTTTGCGTATGCCTGGGAAACCTGCTCCAGCGCGGTCGCTTGCATCTCCGCCGACTGTCCACCCGCGAGAATCGCGTTGTTGAGCGCAAGGAACATGTCCGCAGACGCTTCGACATCGCCATTTTGGAGCGCGAACCGCTGGGTCGCGGATGCCGCCGCGTCAAGCGTCGTGGGTAGTCCGTCGATTCCAGCAGAAAGCGTCGCAATGGCGCGCGATGACGCTTCAGCCGAAATTCCGACGTTCTCCATGACGCGCGGGAAGGTGTTCAGCGTGTCGATGCGAGAGATGCCGCTGGAGAGCGAACCCATGAACATGTTCACGCCAGCGGACAGCGCGTCTCCAAGCGCCTTGCCTATACCGATGGAGCCGATGGTCCTTAGCAACCCGCCGCCGCCCTTCGCAAGCGAAGAGTTGAACTTCGACATGTCGGGGATTACGGAGACGTAATAGTTGCCCACGGATGCTTTTGGCATGCGTTACCCCCTTTCGATGTTGAAGACGGCCGCCACCGTCGCGGCCATTTGCTCCGCCGCTTCGACGGCTTCTCCGTGGCTGATTCGTTCGGCGGGGCTTTGAATTGGCTCGGGCTTAGGTCCGCCCTTGTCACCGCCACCAAGCCCCCAGAGAAGAAGCCGAATCGCGTACTCGACTTGCCGAAGCATGTAATCGGAAGTTGTCCACTCCAGTTCCGGGTTCTCTGCACGTGCGACGCGAGAGGTCGCGGGTAGCTGCGCGGCAAGTCTTGCCAACCAGCCAACCGCCCTTGACGTTAGTTCGCTTGCCAGTTCGGCTTCGAAGTCCAGGAGACAGATTCCGTACGTCTCCTGAAAGTCGGCGAACAACTCGTCCGGATGGTGGACGTATGCCCCGGCAAGCGCCGTTAGTTTTTTGCGGCGCTCGAAATGGAGCCGATAGCGGTAAGAAGTTCCATCATCTTGTCCGCATCATCATCGAGCAGCGCCGCCACCTCGTCAGACTTGCCGCAAAGGATGATGTCGGCGGCTTCGTACGCCGCCATGCCACCGGACGTAAGCTTCTTCTGGACGCTCCAGCTATGGACGGCCTTCGCGTCGTACTTGATGGTCTTTCCCTCGAACTGGATCTCATGAACGCTAGCCATTCGCGGCCCCTTCGTCTAATCGGAAAAAAGAGCCGCCCCGAATCGGGACGGCTCTTCTGGTCTGGTCGGTGTCGATGCTGTCCGGCGCTACTGTGTGTCGGTGGACTCGATGTAGTCAACGCAACCAGCGTTGCCGTCCGTGTCCTTCGCGTAGGTGATGGTGACCTGTCGCTGCGCGGCCGTGGTGCGGTTGCCCGTGAACTCGCCAACGGCGGTGACCTTGCCGTTGCGAACGAACTTGACCCACTTGCGGCCATTCTTCAGCAGCAGAAGCAGCGCGAACATATGGGAATCACCAGCGTTGGACCAGTCATGCTCGGCGGTGATGGCGCCGCTTGCGTCGGTCACGTTGGAATCGCCGTAGATGGTCTTCAGCGCGCGAGCGTTGATCTCCATCAGGCCAATCTGGAGCGTCTCGGTGGCACCGCCCGTGTCGGTGTCCACAACATCGAGGTTGATGTCGCGAAGTTCGGTGGTGTCCCCGAACTCCACGCCCTCCGTGAAGCCGTCCTCCGGGATGTAACCCTGGTTCATCCAGGAATCGGAAGGAACCCACGTCTTGAAGTTCTGTGCCGTGGGAATGTCAGTCGTGCCGATCGGCGCGCTGAAGAAGTAACCACCAGCAACGCCGCGAGTCGTGGAGACGTTCGCGGTGCTGTTGGGGTTCGCGTAGTCAGCCATGCGGCCCCCTTAGATTAGATGTTGATAGTCAGGTCAATTTCGACCAGGTAGCGCGCCTGTCCCGTGGCCGTCCAC